GCAGCAATTGTGCCTGTTAAAGAAGTGGGTTAATAGTTCCTGACTCAGAAGACTTTGGTGCCCCAGACTTAGATAATAGTTGAACAATTACAGTAACTGAGACACGAAAATTCACAAACATTTTGGAGGATTAAAAATAAATTCCAAAGTCAGAAAATCTCAGAAAAAAGTGCACGCTGCAGCAATTGTGCCTGTTAAAGAAGTGGGTTAATAGTTCCTGACTCAGAAGACTTTGGTGCCCCAGACTTAGATAATAGTTGAACAATTACAGTAACTGAGACTACACCACAGATGAATTCAGAGCGCTCATCGAGTTCTACCAATCTGTTCTCGAAAAAGTAAACGAACAGTAGTAAACTTTCGAGGGAGGACAGAAGCAGATTACGGAAATTGATTGGTAAGTGATTGCCATGCATCATACATATACATAGCACATACACAGCATAGAAAAGGTGATGAGGAAATTACCACCTTCTCTGGAATGTCCGGTTGATAATCTCCTGATTGACATTACTGAACCAACTCTCAAATATCTACACGAAGTGGGTTGTACACCAAATCATTTAACTACATTTGGTGTACTGTTTCGGGCACTGTCCATGATGGTCCTATTGGATGGGCGACTCAGTCAGTTGTTGTTTCTCATTGTGTATCTCATCGGGTTCATGTTTGATTGTATGGATGGATTCTATGCGCGGCGGTATAACATGTGCACTGTTTTCGGCGACTTTTATGATCATGCCTCCGACACATGCTTCGCTGCCCTGGTTATCTACTACCACTGGACTCACCAAACAATGTATCACATGTTGGCTAACCTCGGTCTGTTAGTGCTACTTGCAGTGCACATTGGCTGTTCCCAATTGTATTGGTCCGAGTCTAGGTCCGGATCCGGTGAATATCTTGACATATACAAGAACTTACCATATATCAGCAAGGACTGGCTCCCTGTCACACGCTATTTTGGCTGTGGGACATATATTATCTTGTCATCGCTCCTCTGCTGCCTGTAACCAGTGGAGGTGTTTGACCAAATTGCTTTGTATGACGGTACTGCATCAGCTGCTGATTGGCATGATCAAGGTAAGGGTTTGGCTTGACTCCGTGTCCTTGTCCCAGCACCTCATTCCCATAGTTGCCATCTCCATAAATACCTTGCTTCTGTCTCGGTTGCTTGGGCTGTTGAGGCAGATGGGGTTGTTGAGGACTGGCACTGGCTCTTGGTTGTTTTCTGTATGGATTGGGGGTCGCACCCATCACACGCATCTGCGGCCGTGCCTGCTGCGCAGCACGTTTTTCCACTTCTTGTTGAGCATACTGATTCGAGAACCAATTGCCCTGGGCGGAAACGTTCATATCGCGTCCCGTAGCTCGAAAATGGGGATTGGGAAACGTCATATGACAATCATTGCAAATCAGCACTGACCCACCATCATTCAAGAAGGTTGAGTTCCGTGGACTGTTGCATTGTGGACACTGCACATTCGCTCTCTGCTGTGGCTGTGGCATTTGATTCATGTTGCCATTGTTAAGAAAGCGGTTTGACTCCACACTCTCCCTCTCTGCGGCAGACTGATCCAGATTTTCCTTGCGAGGATCCTCTGGACGCATCTGCATGACATGTGGATTGTAGTTTTGTTTGAGAAATGTCGCCTGGTTCTCAAACTGACGATCAAACATACGGTTTACACTCTTTTTCATGTTCTTAGTACTTATCAGCTCGTAATTGCTAGCAAAATTGTCCCCTGCTCCGCTAACATATCCTGCTGGCATCGCCTCTTGACTGATCAGGACCTTATTACCCTGAGCATCGTATCCTCGAATATTTTGAACAGCGTCCAGAGGGTTATTACTCCTACGAAACTCAGGACTCACCTTCATACGACTCAGATCATAGTTGTTGTTGCCCATGACATTATCGGAATTGGTAGCACCTATAGTCATATCCCGGTCAATCCGGGCTTGATATTCTTGAGCTTTTGTTGCAGACTCCATAAATTCTTCTGCTCCCTTATAAGGTCGTAGATATATCCATTGGATTTTAACCGTATTTTGCTCTCACTTTGGGAGGGAAGAGACGATTCAGGGCCTCATGCGTGAGTGGGTAATTCTTGATGCCACCACACACAGGTGTAATCTCTCCCAATAGGATACGCCTCCCACTTATGTAAAAATCATATCGGCAAAACAGAGCTCGATGGCGCGCTGCCAAGCGGGTCGCAATATTCAGCAGTCTATTACGAGTCTTCTCATCTGGTAGGAGGATCGGTAAGCTAGCAGGTCGATCCAGGTATTCATTGTTTTCTGGGACAGCGTAAAATCTTGACAATGGAACTCGAATCCAATCACTGGTGAATGCTGCCTCATATTTGGATTCTCCACGCCAGAACATATGAATCCCCCTGACCTGGCCACCAATCACATAAACCTTGTAATCAACAGGACCAGAACAGTCGCTGCTCCCCTCAATGTATTCTTCAATGATCACTCTTGGCTTTCCTGATGGATGTAAGTGTTGAGTCAATGACATCCTCTCTTTGACATATCGCACCACCTCGTGACATGTTCTTGCTGGTTTGTGTGGTTGCAAAATATTCAAATACATGGTCCTATCAGTCCCTATTTGTTCATCGAACTTCCTGATCTTGCGAATACACATCACCTGTCTTGCGCCCGCTCCCAGACAATCTTTGACGACAAAACACGACACAGATGACGTTGTGCTGCGTATCATAGAAGCGGTCAGCTGGGCCATCGAGGTCAGAAAGGCATACTGTTTTGGTATCTCACAGATACCCGTGACCAAAGCGTATGCCTCTTTTTTGTCCCCGAATGAATGTGCCCTAAACTTGGGGTAGCGCTGCTTCCAACGCTTGTTCGATGTGCTCACCATGAAGCTTCTCAGGTCCTGGTTCAACTTGTTCCAATTGCCAAAATCATTCTGACGCATATGTCAAGACAAAAATGATACGATACTCAAATATATGTGTATTGTATGCACATATATTTGATGAAAGAGGTTGATGAACCTACTGTAAGACTTAGAGAAGAATTAGATGATATTGATAGGAAGATTAGCCTCTCTCTTGCAGCATACAATGATACAAAGAACATGATTTTCATGGCAGCTACAAATCGATTGCTCAAGGAACGCAAATACATAGTCTCTGAACTGCGTTGTCTGAAAACAATCCCACTATCCCTGAAGAAACAGAAAAAGCTGGAACAGTTGTTGCACCTCCATCCCTTTACAGAGGAGGGTTGAACCCTTACAGAGGAGGGTTGAACCTTTACAGAGGAGGGTTGAACCCTCCCACCTCCATCTCACGCGCCTCAACAGCTGCAACCTCTTTTGGCGTGTGAGCCTTGAATGAGCGTTTGATCATTCTTTTGTGCTGTAGAGCCATTTTCACCATGGCCAGTCCGAAGTTCTTGCGGATCCATTTCATATCAGGTCCAGACTCTTTCTTGAATTGCTTGTACTCCTCCACTGTCCTGGGGTCTATGTGCTCATGATACACTCTAACAAAAGCATCGCACCACTGAAAGTGTCTCTTGAGAACTTTGACCCAAACCTCTCTTTTTGTATGGGTAGCCCAATCATTCAGGTACAACATACACACTGAGCTCGATGCGTTGTTGATGACGATATTATGGTTCTGTGGATAATTCCCGTGAAAGTTGACCTTTTCCAACAGATCGATGATACCTGCTGTACCCTGGGTCATTCCCTTGTAGAAATCGACTGGACTCAACATAGTCAGGTCCTCATCACCGAATGGGCGGATCCGTTCCATGTGTATTTTGTTCTGTTCATGAACATTGAAATCATAGGCATAGGTCAATTTTCTGGTGTCTGTTGAGAATTGAAAGATAAAAATGCCGACATACAATATATCACCGAACCCTTGTTTGGAGGGATTGAAATGGACGATGAGTTAGATGAATTGGAACATGAGAAAAGTAGCCTGGAGCAAATCCTATTAGATTTTGGAATAAATAAGAGCAAGGTCAAAGGAGAGCTGGAACACATGGAGGAGATGGAAGAATTCAACTCTGATAGCATCACAGTAATTCGAAGATTACGAGAGATATTGGATCATTATCCTAAGGCTATTGACACACTTGATGAGACTGGAGTTGATGGCTCCTCGAACCGTTGTCCTACGAAATCCAGCCTTGAATCCAAGGCTGTCTCTGACCGTGCAGAGGGTCCAGATGATTCTCATGAAACCTTTCATGATGACCATGAAGTACGAGCCAGCATTCGCCAACATTTCGGCCAATCTAGGAAACACAGAGGAGAGACAGACGCAACTGCATCGTGGAGCAGTTCGTGGGGAGGTTGGTTAACACCATGGTTTCGACGAGACTCGAAGGATGATGGTATCATGGGTGAATTGAAGCATCATTACAAGCTCTCCGAAGAGGAGCTGAAATCATCTTCTCAAAACCGTAGCGCTCTCCCTCGTCTTTTTCCCGAAATACCAGAACATGAAGCTCCCCATAAAAAGCAGATCGTTTTTGGCGGCTGTGCTGGCATGTATCATTATTTTCTTGGTATAGCTGCAGTCATTCAGGAGCGGTTCGATCTTGATAATTTCATATTTGCAGGTGTATCAGGTGGATGTTTCCCAGCACTGTGCCTCTCCCTCGGGTTGAATGTCCGTGACCTCCATGAGACATGGAACCGAGATATTTTACGAGAGGTGGGTAGTGGCTACCTAAAAGCATTCACACGTCTCAATGATATTGTGACCAAGGTTAGCAGGAAATACCTGCCAGAGGATTCGCACATCAGAGCAAAGGACAAACTGTTCATCTCTCTAACAGAATTTCCCAGCCTGAAAAATCACATCGTGCACCACTGGAAAGATCGTGATGATCTGATTGATTGCATTCTTGCCAGTTGTTTTATCCCAATTTTCGATCGGAAGTTCTGGACATATTTCGACCAGGTCAAATATGTTGATGGGGGGCTGAGTAACAACAAACCAATTCCTTATCCAGACTTACCACATCTGTATATAACCACTGATCGCTGGAGAAAGATTCCTTGGCATTGGTATTGGTGCTATACCTCAGAACAATGGAGTGATCAGTTGTATCTATGGGGCAAGGAGGATGCACTCAAACATATCGACGAATTCATCGAACTGATGAGTGTAAAATTTGATTGAAATCTCATGATACAGTTACCAAGCCGTTAACTGTGCAAATTACAATGAACAAATCGAACAAGGACCGATCCGGGTCCAAATCTATCGAAAATGAGTGGGAATTGTCTGGAATTGAATCAAGCAAACTTCAGGATGTTTTTCAAGATGTCTTTCAAGGTCTGCGAGACACGAAGTGGAGGGGTTCCCTCCTGATTGGTTCCCACGATGCACCGCACGTTGGCTCCATCAACGTCATCGATTCGAGAGTGTTTCGTGATACAAGCATGTCGCTAACCCTCAACAACAGTTCCTCTGATGTCGGTGGCTGCATCAAGCCTCTGATGCACATTACTGAATTTGTGGTCAGATATACTGTGATGGAAGCTCGTAGATCCAAGGCTGGAAAGAAGCAGGCGAGGAATGGTGACAGATATGATCTTGACACGAGCGAACCCCGATCCGAAAATGTCAAACTGATCTCTTTCGCAATTGGAGACTTGATCTGTGCCAACTGCATTTTCAATCGAAGTTGGGCAGGGAAGGCTGATTCTCAGCGGAGGAAGGTGGAGGAGGTGGAGTCAACGGCCCGTAAAGCCGAAATTCTCGCTGCACATGGAGTGGAGACACATGGAGTGGAGAGTGATCACCATGTTGAACAGTTTCACGAAAAGAAGAGACAATTGCAACAGGCTGCAGCGAAATGGGACTCCTCCAACGCATCCAATGGAACATGTCGCTTTCTTGGTCACGCAAGTCAAGGTTCCATTTTCAAATTGAACAAGATGGAACCAGCTATGAAAGGCAGCTTGGATGATTTTCTCCAAACCCGATTGGTTGTTGGTGAGGTCATGGGCTTGAGCCGCACCATGAGCGATACCTACTATGATTCAAAACTACGCAAGACTGTGGTTGCCAATGACTCCAGCAAGCTGCGGGCTTTTGCCGTCTGGTTTCAACAATTCGCATCCGACGCACTCGTCGACAGATTGGTCAATTACTTCTATTTCGGCAAGGATGCATACAAAAACACGGCTGATATGATCATGTTTGATACTCCTATCAGCATGCACGAATTTGTTGACCTGATTGATGAAGATTTTGTCTCTTACCATTACGGCTATGACAAGAAAAGGCTGGCACAACTCATTTTCAAGAAGTGCAACCCTCATCAGACATCTGTTCTGGACAAACAGGACCCGATCCTGATCGAGAACATTGGTCAACTGACCAGAATCCGTGAGAACGAGTTTTTGCCCGCATATTGTTACAGAAAGCTGCATTTCACCAAGTTCTCTAACAAAATGGTAACGGCCCTTGCCGATGCTGTTGCATCGTCTGTAAATGAGCACATAGTTCCGAAACGATGGCGCCACAAAAGGGACATGGCAATCCGTAACGAATGGGCCTACACCAGGCACCAACACAGGTTGCACCACAAAGAATGGGTTCGCCAGCGTGATAGGACTCAGAAACTGCGCCGATTCGCCCATGAAACCAAGATGGGGTTGGAGGATGAATGAGACTTCCAAAGTAGTGTATGTACGAGATGGTGGCTGCAGGTGACAGGTCACGCCAATCCCGTGACCTGTTGGCGGCGCGTCTCCTTCCATTGTGCCTTTTCGACATCAGACAGTGTCGCCCAATCAGCCACACACTGTGGATCGATGCCCTTTGCATCTGGGTTGTTCTCTCGGCGACGAGCATACCAATGCTTCTTGAATGCATCCAGGCCGGAGATACGTGGTTTCTTGGCACCTGATGTGGTCCCCACCACTCCCTGCTGAAATCCGTTGGCCTGTTTCCAATCAGCAACCAACTTCTTTCGATCGGCATCGCTGAGTTGCTTGTAATGAACAGAGGCAAATGCGGCCTTGTTGGGAGCTTCACTCCAACCTGGAATCTCCTTGGCCGGTCCTGATAGAAAGATCGCCCAAGCATTCTTGGCCTTGACAGGTGTTGTGACAGGTGCTGTGACAGGTGTTGCAGCACCTGTTGCGGCACCGCGCTTAGCAGCCAGTTGCTGCTCCAGCTTATTTAGTTCTGGAACCAGATATACATCGATCAGTTGACCAATGTAAATCGCCGTGCGCTGAGCAGTCTCAGCAGTCTCTGGCGATTGATCGGCCTTGTTGTATGCACTGGTAAATCCTTCCTTAATCGAGGAGATAGCGCTCTGTAGACGTGGATTCGTCGACATATTCTTTTTTACTCTAAATACTCCGAGACGAAAAACAATGTAGTATGCAATTGTTTCTATCAATTTTTACCTACAGATCACTCATAGACCTTGTTCACATTATCTAGAGAACCCGTCTCAGCATGCACCTCATTACAATAATTGATGAACTCAGCCAATCTTCGGCTCATTTTGCCCTGTGTTTTGCGCTCCAAGAGCTTCATAATGTGAGCCTGTGTCTTGTTGATCTGAAATATATCCAGCAGAACCGCTTTTCGGTCCTCATCTGGCTCCTTGATTATGACATCGTTGAATTGCGTATTCGCGATCAGCAACGTGCTGACGATATTGTCGCACACACGTTTACCCACGATCTCGCCACGAATATCCAGAACCCACTCACCATTCTCTTCTAGGTATTCAAGCTTGTTCCGACTGAAGTCCTTGACTCGAATAGGAAACTGACTCTTTTTCTTACCATCAAAATAAATCTTTTTAAGCATTCGGAAATCTCCCTCAAGGAAATCTGTGGCGATGCCAACATTCTTGATGTAATTCATCGCCTTCTCCTCGTCGCCATCGTGCAACTGAATTATCTTCTGGACATAGTCACCCTTGGCCAAACAAACAATATCTATCTTAGGCTCCTTGGCCTCGCCATCCTTGCCATCTTTGCCATCTTTGCCATCCTTGGCAAGGCGCTCTCCCACAGCCTTGAGTCCCTTGCTAACATATGGGACCAGCTCGCCGCCTCCTCCACCACCACCATTTCCGCCGCCACCACTTGCCTCTCCCGTCTCTCCTGCCTTCTTTTCCATCTTCTTTTCCATTGTTTCCATGAGATGTGCATTGTTAGTTTTGAGAATATCATTAAAAAGCTGTGCAATCCCCTGTGGAGTTGATATCTGTTTCATGATCTGGTCATCAGTCTTGTCTGAGAGCGAGCCCCTTGACTCCTCACTCTCCTTTTCAACCGACAAGTGCTCCACGTGCTCCGCGTGCTCTGCCTCCTTATCTCTTGTTGCGTACATCCCTGGATTAGGTTCCTTGGGAGGTGTCCAAGTCCATGGCATTCCCATTGGTGGTGATTCAGTCTCTGGTTTTTCTACTTCAGATGTTTCTGATACATGGTCCTGTCCAATTTCTGAGGTTTCCACTTCAGGAGTTTCTGATGGTTGCTCCGATTCTGTCTCTTGCTCTTTATAAGTTCCAGCCTTGAATTCAAGGCTGTCGACACACTCGGGTGGAGTTCCTCCGATAAGGTCGGAGCTAATGGTCCTTTTGGCTTGAGTTCCAGCCTTGAATCCAAGGCTGTCGACGCACTTGGGTGGATTTCCTCCGATAAGATCGGAGTTAACGGCTCTTCGAGCCGGAGTTCCCAAAACACCATGGACATCCAATGCCGATTCTTTATGATCTTCATGTTCTTCATGTTGATCCCCCAGAAGTTGTAACAAACTTTGGGGCAGTGACATTTGATCTTGTCCTGACTGGGTGGAGCTGAGCATCGACTTTGCTAGAATGAAGCAATTCGGCGATGACTTATAGTGGCGTTGCAAACTATATTTGTTGCTGTATTTCTTGCCACAACTAACACACAGTGTCGATGATAATTGTGTGATATCTGAGCGAGTGCGATGACACACCTGTTGTTCCATATGATAGGCCAGATTCTGCTTGGTCGCAAATTGGCGACCACAGCTTGGGCACGTAAAATCCATCTATCAGACTATAACGAATATTCCCTATGTACCCGCACATGAACAGATTTACAGTCGGTTTCATGATATTGAAACCGACTGTATTTATTGGAAAACATATGCTCTATTGTTCGGATCTCATGCAGCGATAGAATGATGGTTTCCGAGTTTTGCGAAGTAACGACTGTCATACATTGTATGTCAGTCGCATGTAATTCACACATTCACACTTGGATCTGTAAATAATTATTTACAAACTGAAAAATCTCACTCTTAGTGATCTAATCAGACCAAGTGCCTAGCACTTTCGTGCTTGAATCTGTAAATAAAATTAACATACTGAAAAATCTCACTCCTAGTGATCTAATCAGACCAAGTGATAGGCACTTTCGTGCTTGAATCTGTAAATAATTATTTACAAACTGAAAAATCTGACC